GAGTGATCGATCCCAACTTGCTCGTTCCATACGTATATGTAATAGAGCGAAGTATTCAACAGGGTTGTCCGACGCCGCCGGACTCCGTCTTACACTGGCACGCTACCCATACCCGGGTTGTAGTTAACAACTGGGGTATTGAGGAACATGTGCAGTGCGAAATCTGTACCTGCCGAGGCGTAGCGTTGAATTTGCATACGCTGCTGACCTAAGCCAGCCGCAGGGTGGATTTCCACTTCCACAGCATAGTTGTCCTTGTCGGACCCATCTGAAGATGTACCTATCAACCAAGTTCGCGGGTTCGCGAACTGGAAGATGTAGTTCGTCATCATAGGGTATTCCACGGACACACCAGTCTGTGTGTATGGGTTGGTAAGGGCTACTCCACACTGCCCAGTAAAGCCAGTCAGGTTGTTCCACATCTTTCCTTTCAAGAGAGACTGTGTAGTACCTGTACTAGCAGAACCAGACACGTAAGTGCCTTCCAACTGTCCCGAGACTGCAGTCAAGGCGTTCGTCGAACGTCGTGTTACAGTCACATTGTACGGGAGCGTACCATCGGGGTTCACCAGGTTGTAGTGCCACCGTGTGGCACCTCGCATCGCTACGAAGCTTGCCGCAAACCATGCCATGTACGTCATGTTACTGTACGTAAACTGGTAGGTGGTTGCCGGGGTTTCGATGCCCTTTGCTTGTAACCAAGCGGTGTTATCGTAGCCCGGCGTGGGCGGCAATCTACTCTGGTAGAGCCGGATGAGACCCATCTCATCGGTCGCCGTGATAGACGTCCGTGGGGTCACAATACGATCCACTAGGCTGCTGCGACGGAGCAGTAGCCTGACAGAGGGAATGGGTTCGCCCCAATTGACAAGGTACCTCTCGTCAAGTGGAGCGTTGATTTGACACGGCTCAGTACCAGACTGCATTCCAAAGAATGAGTTTCCTTTGAGCAAGTCACGTGGGTTAGCGAACTCAAGGTTCTCTGCACCTCGCACGAACACCAAAATGGAGCACGTTGCTGTGTCGATGGGAGCTGTCAGGTTGTTCAAAACCCGAACGGCCAGGGAGCCATTTCCCTGGCTAATTGGTCCAACCACTCCCGAGGTGGACCACTGATTTCCAGCGGCAGTGTCCAAGTTTTCTTGCCAGGACAACGCTTGCATGTACGGCACGCGGAACTCAACCTCGTCACTCTCTTGAATATCGAGAATGGCAGAGTAAGTTACGTGGGTGCAATCACTTGTGGACGACAAACTGGCTGTCGGATCCCAGTGAATGCGTAAACGCCCGCTGTGGAATTTGGAGCAAATGACCTTGAACCTGAAGATGATGTCTCCACGCCAATTCTGAAACGCGGCACCAACCCAGGCCATCGGAGTCATTGCCAGAGCGTAGGTGCCAGCTCCACTAGCTGTGCCACGTTCTGACATCCAAGGACATACCGCACACGAAAACAACAGCGTACTAGCTGGAGCACCAGCAGTCCACGTCGCTGTCGCAAGGTATGATTCCTTTTGGACAAGATGACTGATCGACAGTTCGTCTTCGCTTCCGATCCCCACAAGTGCGGGGTCTACACTCAGCTCTCCTTTAGGGTGAGTAGGAACTTAGAGGTAGGTTCGGAAATATGCGCGGACGCAAGGTCGTGGAACGGAACATTTTTGTATGGCTGAACGTCCTGAATCACAGGAACGTTTGACCACCCAAAAAGTTTTGCCACTTGGCTAACAGCACTTGCTCCAATGCTGGTCGCCTTGGCGAATCGGCCTATGATAGGCACACGCGACAGGTACGTCGCCCAATGTGCTACCGCAGCAGCTGGTGCAGAAACGGGTCCATTCCCGTACTCATCACCAGCCTGCATGGCCAGACCCACTGTTGGCCCGAACAACGATACATTCTCCATCCAAGCGTAAACCTGGATTTGTACCCCGTTCGATGTGGCTCCATTTGCACTCGTCAACTGAGTGTATGCCGTGAACGTGAGGTTCCCAAGTTTGGCTACATCTGCTGCACTAGTAATTGCTACATAGTTCTTGGGGAAAATGAAGGGAATGGTCATCTCTCCACCCTCATTGTTCTGTGGAAGAATCCAGATGTGCGGTCGCTGGGACTGCTGGAGCTTCACACCTGTCGTTGAAGACAGTGGCATCATACTCGCTGGTAACGGGGTGTAGTACATCAACAGTGCACCGTAATAAAACGGCGCAGCGTTGGTGACTACCTTGATTCGGAGTGTTCCCCGGAACCATGCGTAGTTGTTGAGCTTGTAAGCGATCTCTGTCGTCGCCAAATACAATGACCAGGGGTCGAATGTAGTGGTTGACAGCACGCCAGGCGTCCAGGTGACTGACTGGATCAAACGCGGTCGGGAGAGAAAATCTCCTAACTCAGCGTTATTTTGCTTGTCGTACGTAAAAACGCGATCGCTTGCCTCTGCGAAAGATAACGTGTCGCCAACACCGCTGTCCACAAACGTAGCTGTTTGCTGCGTCTGGACATCGGAACTGGTAGAGGACATCACGTCACCCCCGATATTTTGTTCGCTACCACCCTCCATACCGGACTGGAGGTGGAATTCTTGATCTTGTGGTTGAGTAGGCCTATGATCATCAGACTGGTTCCCGGCCCTGGGAGCAGTCCTTGGTCCTTGATTGTGCCTGCTTAGCACGCCTATGGTGGGGCAGGGCTCTGGGTCCCTGGCATCCACACTACTCGCAACCGCGCCTTCCTCCAAGGTGAGTTTTGGCGCCAAGATCGACGTAGGTGGGGTGATTTGGTTTACGGCATCGCCGCCCGACGTTTCACCATCGCCGGGGTGCAGTCCATTTAGGATTTGGCGCAGGGCTGCAACAGCGCCTTCACTCACAGG